AGGTTATGAAAATTATAGTAATAACAATTTCTTTGATGGAGTAGGCAATGTAGGCGGCAATGAAGGAAACGCTCAATATAGTGTTATTAAGTTTGAAAAGGCTAATAACAACTCAACTAACGATACGTTCACTCGAACAAAACTACTCGGGTACGACCAGCAGTTTATTTTGGATGCACCTTATGTATCAGAAATCGCAGGACCAGTTTCTGCAGACATAGGAGGCTTTCAACAAGTAACAATTAACCAAAGAAATAGTGCAATTACTCTATTTCGGTTACCTGGAGACTTGACAAGAGGGTATAAAGTGTCATATAATTATGGCAGTAGTGTAGTTAATGCATCTCGCAAAGGTGTAATGCATATTATGTGCGATAGAGCACAAGATGCTGTTCACTTTGTTGATGACTTTGATTATTTTGGAGATAGTAATTTCCAACCTAATATGGTTATTAGCGCAGAACTTGCTGATGCAAATGCTGACACAACAACAGATACAATTTTGATTAAGGTAAAAAATGCAACACCGAGTGATGAAGGAACATTTACATACTCTATTAACATTCAATCTAACTAGGTCTTAGATGTTTGATCTACCCTACGAAGATAGACTGAGAGCATGGCGAAATTTCCGTAATTATTTAGAAGAATCAAGGAAGCCAATTCAAGATACGATTAACTTCGTAAATCAAGCCCCTGTTGGAAAATTAGAGTTCAATGTGTGGAATGATAATGAATGGCCACAGCCTTGGGAATTAATAGAAAAAAATCAGTTCTCAGAGTTTGCAAAGATCTTACTTATCTGTTATACACTACAATTAACAGAGCGGTTTGCTGAAGAAAAAGTAGAGATACATATTGGTAGCAGAGTAGAAAATAACGAAATGCTATTTTTACTTTATTTCGGAGATCAAGTTATTGGGTATGTTTATGATATTCCTGTGCCGGTAGATCAACTACCAAAAAGCATTGTATCACAAAGAATATTCACCATGCCTAAACTACAATAAATATCGAACAAATAGAAAAGAGGAACAATAATGAGCAATATTAATATCGTAAAACGAAATGGGGATAAAGAATCCTTAAACATAGATAAAATTCATAAGGTGGTAATGCATGCCTGTGAAGGATTAGCAGGAGTAAGTGCTAGTCAAATTGAAATGAATAGTAATTTACAGTTTTACGATGGAATGACTACAGGTGAAATACAAGAAATCCTTATCCGTAGTGCTAACGATTTAATTTCATTAGATGCTCCTAATTATCAATACGCGGCCGCTCGTTTATTAGCCTATGGCGTTTATAAAGATGTTTATGGTGAGTTTAAACAAAAAACTCTAAAGGAAATGATTGACCTTAATATTAAACGTGGTGTTTACGATTCCTCAATTTTAGATTTATATTCCGCAGAAGAAATTACACGCCTTGATGCATATATCCATCACAAGCGTGATGAAAACTTTACCTACGCAGGGTTGCGCCAGGTAGTAGACAAGTACCTATGTCAGGATAGAAGTTCAGGTCAGATATTTGAAACACCACAACATATGTATATGATGATTGCGGCAACACTCTTTGCTAACTATCCCAAAGAAGATAGGTTATATTATGTAAGGAGATATTATGACTCGACCTCACTTTTTAAAATCAATATCCCAACGCCCGTCATGGCCGGAGTGCGTACTCCAGTTAGGCAGTTTGCCTCTTGTGTTCTCGTTGACAGTAACGACACACTTGATTCGATCTTTGCGTCAGACATGTCCATCGGTAGATACACAGCTCAAAGAGCTGGTATCGGCATTAACGCAGGACGTATCAGAGGAGTCAACGCAAAAATCAGAGGTGGAGAAGTAGCACACACAGGTATCATTCCGTTCCTTAAAAAGTTTGAAGCAACAGTAAGATGTTGTACACAAAATGGTGTGCGTGGCGGATCAGCTACTACACACTTCCCGTTTTGGCATCAAGAGATTGAAGACATTCTTGTGCTAAAGAACAACAAAGGTACAGAAGACAATCGTGTTCGTAAGTTAGATTATTCTATTCAACTTAACAAAACTATGTACGAAAGACTATTATCCGGAGGTAACATTACTCTTTTCTCACCACATGATGTACCAGGTTTATACGAAGCGTACTTTGGTGATGCTGAGAAGTTTAAACAACTATACGAATCTTATGAACGCAAGACAAGTATTAAAAAGAAAACTGTTTCAGCAATGGATTTATTTTCTGCTCTAATTAAAGAACGTGCAGAAACAGGACGTATCTATATTATGAATGTTGATCATTGCAACACGCACAGCTCATTCAAGGACACAGTATACATGAGTAATTTGTGCCAAGAGATTACATTACCAACCAAGCCATTAGAACATATTGATGACGAGCAAGGAGAAATTGCTCTTTGTATTCTCAGTGCTATTAATGTTGGACTGTTAAAAGATCTAGATGATTTAGAAGATTTGTGTGAACTTGCAGTTAGAGCATTAGAAGAAATTATTGATTATCAACGCTATCCAATTAAGGCGGCTGAGATTAGCACAAAAGCAAGACGTTCTCTAGGAGTAGGGTATATTGGTCTTGCACACTATCTTGCAAAGAATCAAGTATTGTATTCTGATAAAAAGGCGCTTACAAAAGTTCATGAGCTTACAGAAGCATTTCAATACTATTTGCTAAAAGCAAGTAATAAACTTGCAAAAGAGCGTGGAGCATGTGACTATTTTGATCGTACTAAATACGCTGACGGGATCCTTCCTATTGATACATATAAGAAGGATTTAGATGCAGTTTGTAACATAAAGTTAAAGTATGATTGGGATAGTTTACGAAGTGATATCAAGGAACACGGGCTACGGCACAGCACATTGTCCGCACAAATGCCATCGGAAAGCAGTTCCGTTGTGTCGAACGCAACAAATGGAATTGAGCCACCTAGAGGCTACTTGTCCGTTAAGAAGTCGAAAAAAGGGCCTCTTAAGCAGATTGTTCCACAGTATCAAACATTAAAAAATTATTATACGTTACTTTGGGATATGCCTAGCAACGAAGGTTATATCCATGTTGTAGCAGTTATGCAAAAGTTCTTTGATCAGGCGATTAGTGGTAACTGGAGTTATAATCCAACACACTTTGAGAACAATGAAGTTCCAATGAGTGTTATGATTCAAGACATGTTAACAACTTATAAATTAGGTTGGAAGACAAGTTATTACCAGAACACATATGATTACAAAACTGATCCAAGTGAAACAATAGACGAGCCACAACATTCAGTAGGGTGGCACGATAATGTAAAAGAGGGACCTGTAGAACGTGCTGAGTTTAATGGTTCAGACGAAGAATATGAAGAATATTGTGAGGCATGTGCAATTTAGTGGTTGACAATATATAAAAGTTCATATACAATACAGAAAGATATAAGAGGAAAAGACAATGGGTAAAACAGTATTCAATCAAGATAAGGTTGATTTTACAAAGCAGGATATGTTCTTTGGGGCAGATCAGAACACACAGCGTTATGACGTATTTAAGTTTCCAGTGTTTGATAAATTAAATCAAACAATGTTAGGTTACTTTTGGAGACCAGAAGAGGTTTCACTACAAAAGGACAGAGCAGACTTTGCAAACTTTCGTCCTGAACAGAAACATATTTTTACTGCTAATTTGAAATATCAAACACTTCTTGATAGTGTACAGGGACGTGGTCCATGTTTGGCTTTCTTGCCACATGTATCTTTACCTGAACTTGAAGGCTGTGTCGTTACCTGGGACTTCTTTGAAACTATTCATAGTAGAAGTTACACACACATTATGAAAAATGTTTATGCAGATCCTGCAGAAGTATTTGACACAATTCTAGATGATGAGAAGATTATCGCTAGAGCAACAAGTGTAACAAAAAATTATGATAGATTTACAGATCTTGCAGATGCTTACTTTCATCGCAAAGAAGGCAAACTGAAAGATGTCAAAAAGGCACTATACCTTGCCATGATGAATGTAAATATCTTAGAAGGACTTCGTTTCTACGTAAGTTTTGCTTGTACATTTGGTTTTGGCGAGTTAAAACTTATGGAAGGTAGTGCTAAGATTATTAGTCTTATCGCTAGGGATGAAGCACAACACTTAGCATTGTCTACTCATGTGCTTAAACTTTGGGCACAAGGGAAAGACGATCCAGAGATGGCTAAAATTGCTAAGGAGTGCCAAAAAGAAGTTTACGAAATGTGGCGTACTTGTGTTGCAGAAGAAAAGGACTGGGCAGACTACTTATTTAAAGATGGTAGTATGATCGGTTTAAATGCAACACTACTGAACCAGTATGTTGAGTACATTGCAAATCGTAGATTGAAAGCATTAGGGCTTGATACAATCTTTGATGCTCCTGTTAACACGAATCCTTTACCTTGGACGCAACACTGGTTGAGCTCTTCGGGCTTACAAGTTGCTCCACAAGAAACTGAAGTCGAGTCTTATATCATTGGTGGTATAAAACAAGATGTTGATACAGACAAACTGAAAGGATTTAGTCTATGACAAAACCAGATGTTGTAATTTACAGTAAGCCTAGTTGCCCTAGTTGCATAAAGGCTAAAGATGTATTTACAAAGATGGGTGTAGCATATACTGAGAAAACTATCGGCTCTGATATACAACCGGCTGAATTATTTCAGTTGTTTGAAGACAAAGGTCTTCCAGCACCTAAAACTGCACCTCAAATTTTTATTGGGGATCAGTGTATAGGCGGTTATGAGCAACTAGTTGACTATATCGAAAGCACTGGCTATAATGGTACAGGCCACGCGGTAGGATCGTAAATGTTAATACAAACACCAGCAAAACACGGCGATACAATTAGTATCAAACTGAGCTCAGGCGAGGAAATGGTAGCTCGCTATGAAGGTCAGGACAGTAACAACCTTATGGTACACAAGCCATTAATGCTGACGGCAACACAAAGTGGTGTAGGACTTGCACCTTATATGTTCACAACTAAAGATGAAAAGTTTGAATTAAGTTTGAATAATATAATTTGTGTAGCAAAAACAGACAAAGACATGGCTGACAAATATGTCGAAAGTACTACAGGTCTTAAAATAAACTAAAGGAGGCAATTATGACATTGCATGAACAAATCGTACAGGCGTTTAATAACTATCTAACAGAGGCAGAAACATTTGAAGACAAGAGTGTTAAAGCCGCGGCAACTAGAGCAAGAAAAGCACTAGGTGACTTAGGAAAACTTACTAAGGACCGCAGAAAAGAAATCCAAGATAAAAAGAACGCAATGTAATGAGCGGACAACGGCGCTGGCTTAAATTATGGGCTCGCACTGTTGGTATGCCAATAGGCATTGACGACAACGATAAGCCGGAGTTCCTTCCTATAACACAAAGTGATGTAAAGAAGGCTCTGGCTTTTCGTACTTTTTGGATTGTATTACATGTATTAACATGTATTATGATCATCGCAGGTAATGCAAAGGTTTTATTCAGTGCATAAAGAACGCATTATAGAATGGATAGAAAAAGACCTTACTCCCCCAAATCCTCGTTTTAATAATCTTCCACGGTGTCCTTATGCAAAAAGAGCTGTAATGGATAACAAAATACTTTTTGTAAATGTTATAAAAGACAAGTTCTATAAAGAAATACAAAAAGCAGTAAATGAATGGGACGATTCTTACGATATTGCTTGTTTCAATCTTGACTACAAGATTACACCTAAAGCAGTAGAACAACTGAGACTCATTTGTAACGAAGGATATGGACATAAAGATTTTATTTTCATAGAAGATTTTATACAACAACACAACATGAGCATCGTTCTGATGCAAAGAAAAACTAATATAGACAAAGCTCGAGCCCAACTCAAGACACAAGGTTATTACACAGGCGATCCTCAATAAATACTTTTTTGAGGAGAAGGCTGATGATGTGGATGGATTATGTAATCCAATCTCTACCAAGAGGCATAGGATTTAAGATCCTAGGTGATTGGGAAGGCGAAGTAATGGGGTTCGATCGAGATGGATCACCTAAAGAAAGTTTTTTATATAAACCAGGCGATGTGTTTATTGTAGATGATGAAGGATGGTTAAGAAAATCAGATCATTTATCTACACTAATGATGAAGTACGAACAATCTAAGGTTGACAAAGCCTAATTTCTGTGTTATAAATATACTGTAACGTTGAAGCAATTCAAACGCTACACTGGACCCGAGTGCAAGTCTCGGCGGCTCCACCATAAGCACATTCGGCAGGATGCATAGCGTTTTGCACTAGACTGATAAACTAGGAGTGTGTTTATGATGGGGCCGAACTTAGGATCGACAGGTAGTTAATAGAAGAGTGGAGTTATCCGGATGTAAGCTCGGTTAACGCGAACAAAAACTATAATTGCAAACGACAATTATGAGCCAGAAATGGCATTAGCGGCCTAGTATAGGCACGTAGGGGTTGGCGACTTACCTGGCAACAGAAAAGTCGTTTCACTTTTTAATCTATAAATAATCTCAGTCGATAAGTACTCTTGATTGATCACGACGATCAGTTTTTATATCGATATAATATAAGGAAATATAACAACATGAACAAGACTTTAATAATGTCTATGCTATTCGCTTTGGTCGCATTTGGTGCGCCAGCAACAGCAGAAGAAAAGACACTGGAACAAAGAGTTTCAGATCTTGAAGCAAGTGCTCCTAGCCTACCAGCAGGATTATTTGTAAATGGTGAGTTAGAAATCTATTACGATGACGATACTTACACAAGTGATATTGATTCACGTGCAGAAATTATCACAGGACTACAGAGTGATATTGATGCAGGTCCATTAACATGGGCAGGTGGTAGTGCAAGATTTGATTCACACTATTCACTAGACACAACACTAAACAATACCATTGTTGAAAAGCAAATGGGTTTAGGTGTAGGTAACACTAGAATTTACCTAGGTGAAACAGATGCACAGCGTTTAGGCTTTGCAAAAACACCAAAAGTGGGTGTACCACTTATTATTACAGAATCAAACTCAAGAATTGACCACAACGAAAAGTTAGTACTAACATTCGGTGGTTGGGAAAACAATAACGAATTTGATTTTGATACACATTCTTTAGGCAGAGACTTACCAGTTGGTGGTTCTATTGCATATGAC